GACAACATTTTGATGAGTTAGAAACAAAACATAAGTTAGAGGTTGGTGAACTTGAAATGAGGATCATTGATTTGGAAACTGAATTGACTATCATCAAAGGTAGATATGAATCTCTATGCGGTAAGGTTAAAACTAATGCTAATGAAAAACGTAATAGTGACGACCACAACGATTTTTTAAGAAACTATGGAAAGGAGAAAGGATTTTATGAAAGATAAAGTAGAAGACACTGGAGCGAGTATGTTTTTCGTAATGATAATGGTATTGACTATTATGTTTTGGGGAGACCCAGATATCCACGATGCAATCATAAAATATTTGATGGGTGGGATGTAATGTTGATATCAGAATACTATAAACCAAATGATGGTTCTGCTCAAGTAAGACAGAACCCAAAAACGAAAGAATACTTCATTATTTACTTTGCTGAGGATGGTCAAATTTTTGATTCAGAAAAGTTTCCTGACAAGTCATTAAGATATGTTGAGGATGCTGCAGAAAATTATGCTCTAGGAATTAAAATATTATGAATATACACTGCTTAAAAGAAAAACAAATTTTAAAAATCATCGAAGCACTAACTCTTATTAATGATAGGGAAACTGCTAGTATAGTATTTAAACAATACTCTGAACAGAAGAAAGGTGGACCTTGGAAGAAACGATTACGTGAACAAGGTTTTTGTATTTAAACTTTACTTCTTGTCTAAATAGGGGTATAATATAATATAATGCAATACGAGGAATATGATGAAAAAGAATTACAAATTTAATGAAGAAAAAGGTTGCTACGAATTTTGTGGTAGTAGGACTTGCGAGTTACAAGAACAATTGAAAGAAGGGGATGGTCCTCATAAGATTTGTTGTGGTTGTATTGAAGAGTATGAAGGTGAAACACCTAATATAAAAGAATTGAAAGGCACATTACAAATTCGTAAAGAACGAGTAGACGAAGGTAGATGCAAATTTGAAAAGAATGCGATGTCAGATTTGTTGAGGTCATTTACAGCAACAGTTGTGTTTGAAAAGAAAGACGGAACTGAACGCACTATGGAATGTACGTTGCTTGAGAAGTTCTTACCAAAACGTGCTAACGTTGTAGATGACGACTCAGTTGAATATGAAACAAATCCTCATCCAGAACTAATAACTGTATGGGATTTAGAGAAGAAAGGTTGGAGATCATTCAAACTCAACACCGTTAAGTCATTCGAAGTAGCATAATATGGCATTAAATATTATTGATGATACTGAAACAGTAGAACTTGGTCCAAGTAAAGATGGCACGTATGATGGTGCTATGGGTGGAACTGAGTTAATGAATAAAGCATTATACGAAAGAGTAGATAATGATTTACTTGATGAGTTTTATATTATCAAGTCAAGAGTAAGTTGGACTGATAAGGATAAACCTAACGTGTTATGGTTACACGATACGTGGGACGATCCGGAAGTACAACATCTCAAAGAACAAGAGAGCAGAGATAGGTTTGCTAAACTTGTATTTGTGTCTAATTATCAACTGGCAACGTATAACTTAGCAATGGGTGTTCCATACCAAAATGCAATCGTATTACGAAATGCAATCGACCCAATCGAGTATAAAGAAAAGGATGAAGATGTTATTCGTATTATCTACCACACTACTCCACATAGAGGATTAAACCTCGTAGTTGCAGCAGTTAAAGCAATTGCTGAAGAGATGGGTGATAAAATTCACTTAGACGTGTATTCGTCATTCGAAGCATATGGTTGGAAAGAACGTGATAAACCGTATGAAGATTTGTTTGAAGAAATTAGACAACATCCTAATATGACATATCACGGATTCCAACCAAATGATGTTGTTCGTAGTGCGTTACAAGAAGCACACATATTCGCATACCCAAGTGTTTGGCCAGAAACAAGTTGTATCAGTGCGATTGAAGCAATGAGTGCAGGTTGTGAGGTAGTATGTCCTAACTTCGCAGCACTACCAGAAACGACTGGTAACTTTGCTCGTATGTATCAATTCAATGAAGATATGGGTGAACACGCAAACGTATTTGCTAATCAATTATTTCAAGCAATTGTCGAACATCGTGACGAAAACCTACAAAAGAAATTGATGTTCCAGAAAAACTGGGTTGATAACTTCTTTAATTGGGATCTACGTGCAGCTGAGTGGACTAATATGCTACAAAGTATCAAACGATAAACTTGACATTTATCACAATCTAACGTATAATATAACTAAAGAGGAGAAAGCATGACCAGTTGGGCAAATGTAAAAGAGAAAATTAAAACGAAATTTCAAAAGAAACCTAACTATGAAGAGATGTATCATGCGGAACGTAGAGTTTCTGAGTCCTGGGAATTCAGATACAATAAGTTATATAGACAATTGAATGCAATACTAAAGGAGGGTAATAATGGGTAAACGTAAACCGATGACTGCTGAGCAGAAAGTTGCAGCAGGTGAGAGATTAGCATTAGCAAGAGAGAAAAGGTTAAAGGCAAATCCCCCACAATATAAGAATATACATCCAAACGTTTTAGCACGTGACGATAGTGACCAACTATCTATGAAGAGTGTTAAGGGTTGGATTAAACACCAACGTGACTTGCTAAAGACTGAACGTTATAATCACCGTAAGGGTGATAAGAAAGCACTATCTAAGATAGGTGGCATTCAAGGTTATATTCGTCAGTTACAATACTATCTAGAGAATGGTGACTACATTGCTATGTTCTTTGGTGAGAATGAAGATAAACCAGTTGTTCAACATTGTCTTGCTATGGCATATGATGAAGATGGTTATGCTAAAAGAACTATTGGTGTAGCATATCCTGATACTGGTTGTGTTTGGACTAAAGAAATGGATGACGAGAAAAGAGGTAAGTTTTAATGGTTGACGTTTATTGGACTTGTGATAACGTCAATTCTTTATTAGTAGAACCTCTAAAATCAGTCGTGAATGATTTGAAGAAAAATAATTTTTTATTTGGGGAAGAAACAAAGAATTATTATAAGTGTCCTGGATATACTAATTTTTTTAAGAACACTTTTGTAATTGAATCCTCGATGAGTTTTGAATTGACACATACAATAAACCCAAACGGATCACCTAATATAGGAGTTAATAGAGACCAAAAGTTTTTTGATGATAATATTTTGGTGGATAAACTTTCAGACATCCAACAAATGATACACATCAACCAATTTCATTATTTTTTTTCAGAACAGGATATTGAAATTTCTGTCATGCCTGCGTTCTATCATGATAATGATTTGAATAACCACTACATAACATCTGGAAAGTTTAATATATCAAAATGGTTTAGACCACTATATCCAAACATAATATTAAAAGGAAGTAAATTAAAAATTGAGAAAGGTGATGCTCTATTTTATATAAAATTTCACACAAATGAAAATATCAATTTTAAACATTTTGAACAAACAGAATATTTAAACAGTTTGTCGAAGGATTGTTTGAATGTTAAATCTGTTATTCCTCATATGGGATTAGATAAATTGTATAAATTATTCACTAGACGAAATCAAAACAAGAAAGTTTTAAGGGAAATTAAAAAGAATTTAACAGGAGACTTCGAATGATATTTATAGATTTCAGTCAGGTAATGATTTCAAACACAATGGTACATCTAGGCAAAACTCAAACAAATGTAGATGAAGGTATGATGCGTCATATGATTTTGAATAGTTTAAGAATGACTAAGAACTCATATGGTAAGAAGTATGGTGACTTAGTTATCTGTGTTGATGATAGAAGTTATTGGCGACGTGACATATTCCCTTATTACAAGGCACATCGTAAAGAGAACCGTGATAAAAGCATAGTTGATTGGAATCAAGTATATGGTGTACTTAATAAGATTCGTGATGAAATTGCTGAAACGTTCCCTTACAAAGTTATTCAAGTAGAGAAAGCAGAAGCAGATGACATCATTGGAGTGCTATCAAAGCATTTTGGAACTGTACTAAATAATGAATCTACTGAAAGAAACTTAATCTTATCCAGTGATAAAGACTTTGGTCAGTTGCAGAAGTTTGCTAACGTTGACCAATATAGTCCTATCACTAAGAAGTGGTTGCGTATTGACAACCCTAAAGACTTTCTAATGGAGCATATCATTCGTGGTGATAGAGGTGACGGTATCCCGAACTTCTTATCTGCGGACAGTGCTATCATTAGTAAGATTAGGCAGACTGCTATTGCTAAGAAGAAAGTTGAAGTTTGGTTGAAACAGAAACCTGATGAGTTTTGTGATGAAGGTATGTTACGAAACTACAAAAGGAATGAACAGTTAGTTGATTTAGAAATGGTTCCAGAAGCAATATCTTCTGCTATTATAAATCAGTTTGAGAATTATAAAGTCCCTGAACGCAGAGGTTTGCTCAACTACTTTATAAAAAACAAGTTAAAGAATTTAATGGATTGTATTGGAGAATTTTAATTATGCAAAAAACGTTTTACGAAATATTTAAAGAAGTACATAATGCTAAAGGTAAGAATAGGAAGGTTGAAATCCTTCAGTTTTATAGCAGTGCTGGACTAAAGAGTGTTCTTGGCTATACCTATGACCCACGTATCAAGTGGTTGTTGCCTGAGGGGATTCCCCCATATAAACCATTACCAAAAGAAGCAGACCAAGAGTCAGCATTAGAATCTGAGTTAAGAAAGATGTATATGTTTATCGAAGGTGATACTGATACGCAACGTAACTTAAAACCAAGTCGTAGAGAAACGTTATTCATTGCGATGCTTGAGTCAATCGACCCACGTGATGCTAAAGTATTGATTGGGATGAAAGAACGTAAGCAACCGTTTAATGGATTAACACGTAAACTTGTAGAGGAAGCATTTCCTAATCTAACTAAGGACTGGAGGACTGGTAATGGAAAGAATTGAAACAACTGAAACAATAATCAAGGATGGGGACTTCACCTTAGAAAAGGATATTGCTACGTTTGATCATTTTATGACTGATGAAGAGTGTGATTTTTATATTTCAGTAATAGAAACGTCTAAGGGTTTTATGAAAACGCGACAAGAAAGTGATAATGCACCACCTACGATGAAGACCGACCTCGGTTTTTGGATGCCAATGCAACACATACCCTATGATGAAAACCTCCCAACAGATTATCAGAATTTTATAGAAAGGTTTTGGGACGTCGCGATTGAAAAGTATTGTTCTCATTATGGTTCATTGTTAGACGGTGGATATTTGTCAATGCATGGAATCAAATTTCAAAAAACTGCAACAACCGAGGGTTATCATGTATGGCATTATGAGAATTCATCAGCAAAAAATACTACAAGATCATTGGCGTGGATTTTATATTTAAATGATGATTTTGAAGGCGGTGAAACTGAATTTTTATATAAGAGTTTGAGACTTAAACCTAAAAAAGGAACGTTGGTTGTCTTCCCAGGTGGATTCACTCACACTCATAGGGGCAATCCACCTCTGACTGGAACAAAATATGTCATCACAAGTTTTGTTCAGTTGGCAGAATATGATTCTGAGATAAAGTGATGTCAATCATCAAACCAGCAATCATTATTGGTAATGGACCGAGTCGTAATATTATTGACTTGCATAAGTTAGTAGGTAAAGCACCACTGTATGGTTGTAATGCATTGTATAGAGATTTCGACAAATGGGATTATCTAGTAGCAATTGACAGTGGAATGATTAATGAGTTGCATAAAGAACGAGTTGATAATGGTGACCTAATCATTCCACCTGAAGAAGAACGATGGGAAAGTATTAAGTACAACTCTAATGGACGCAGACGTACCAATGCTGGAATGGTTGCTGCAGATTATGCTATTCGGCATAAAAACAACTTAATATATTTACTAGGGTTTGACTTTATACTTGATGGTGAAGATTCTGTAGATAATGTCTATAAAGATAGTAAGAACTATGGACCAGAAACTCACGCACTTGAGGAGGACAACTATAATAGAATGAAATACTTTGAGTGGTTCGTTCATGAGCATATTGGTGTGTCATTTATATTTGTTGTACCTGACCATAAGATTGAACATTGTAAGAGTGTAAGAGCAGGAAACGTAAGAGCAATGACAACATCAGAATTTTTAAAGAAACTGGAGAAATAAATGAGCACATATGATGTACATATACAAAGATGGTTTGACGACAGAGGTATTACTGAAAACAGTACACCTATGACGCAAGCAATTAAAACAATGGAAGAATTAACTGAATTGATGGATGCTTTGAATAAAGATGACAAGCACGAAGTAATGGATGCTGTTGGTGATATTTACGTTACACTAATTGGTGTATGTAGAATCTATGGCGTTGACATACAAGAATGTATCGGGCAGGCATATGAAGAAATTAAAGATCGTAAAGGTTATCTGACACCAGAAGGAATGTTTGTAAAGGAGTCGTCATGATGGAATTACAATTTATAATCTTTCTAATATTCGTAGCAGTTGCTACTACATTTTCATATGCATTTGGATTCAATCGTGGTGAAGAATTTGCTACCAACTTCCTTATTGATGATATGATTGATAAAGGTATCCTCGAAGTGGTTGAGGAAGATGAGCAACGAAGTAAGTGAGAAAGTAACTCCAACATATAAGATTGTAGACAACTTTTTAGAGTTGAGTGATTATAACAACCTTGTAAACGATTTACTCAGCGATCAATTTGATTGGTATCATAACCATGATAAAAAACTTGACCATCTACACTACTTTGCCCATATTTTCTATACGAACTATGGGTTCTCTAGTAAGTTTGCTAATAAACTAAACCCGTTCATTAAGAAGATTAATCCTGCTTCTTTTGTACACATCAGAGCAACACTCTTTTCCAAGAATGATAAGGTTGAAGAGTTTGAACCTTGTGTTGAATTTGCATTTAAACATAAGTGTATGTTATACTTTGTAAATTCTAATGATGGATACACCAAACTCCCTTGCGGAACTAAACTATATTCTAAAGACAACAGAGCAATATTTTTTACTGCTGAAACACCCTACATCGACACTACTTGTACTGATGATGTATTCCGTATGACGATGACGTTTAACTACTTCTAAACCCTTATTATAAACGTGGGTATAAACACGAAAATAGTTACCTGCACGTCTAAAAATAGGGTATAATATAAGTATTGGTTGAATAAAAAGGGGTTGAGTTATGTTTTTTATTGAGATGTTAGATGGTAGGGTGCTGGCTTATATACCTGATGTTTGGAATTTGCCACTTAATTTTATAATTGCATAGGAGAATATAATGATTAGATATACAGTATATAATGCGAAAGGTGAAGTGTTGTTATCCACTTATGATGAAGATAAGGCTTGGAATGACATTAACTTGGAAGATGGTGAATTTATGGAAGAACAAAAATTTGATTTGGAGGATGAATGATGAAGATGAAATTACCAGAAGTATTTAATGCATACCTAGAGAGTGTAGGATCTTTTGCTGATGTTAAAGGTGTTCATCCTCTTAATGAAGATGGTACTATTGACTTTGAAAAGGATATGACTGTTAAGTATGGTGAGATTGATGACTTACAGTTTATGGAACAAATGGACGAAGGTGACAAAGAGTCATGGAAAACTTTAAGAAGGCACTTTGGTAACTTAGATAACCCTTTTACAAACGTGGGTATTTAGTTGCTTTTTTGAGCCAGTTAGGGTATAATAGTATATGTAAGAGTTAAAAAGGGGAATGTATGAAAAAAGTTTTATTACCATTGTTATTAGTTAGTACTGTTGCTAGTGCTGATGTATTAACTGGTTTATCAGTTGCTAGTCAACTATTCCATCTTAAACAACATAACCCGACAAATGATTACAATAAAGAATTCAGACATGATGGTCGTACAGTTGATGAGTGGATTTGGAAGGTAAATCAAATAGACCCGATTAGAACTTATAAAACGTATGACACTCTAATAGATTATGAGGTCGAAACTGTGTACAGAAGACCAGTGAAACCTAAAGAAGAAACAAACATTAAGACCACCGAGGTGAAAACCTGTGATGAGAATAATGTGTGTAAAACTACTGTCACGGTCGTGACGGATAGATTGAAAACCGAAATAATTCGGTAATTATAATGAGAGGTAAATAAAATGAATAGAATAGCATTAATAACAGCAATGGGACTTGCTATCGTTTTGATGACAGGTTGTTCATCAACTGAAACTAAACCGACTTCGGTAGAAGATACATTGACTATCAAGCAGGTTAAGAAGGAAAATATCGTTCCTACGTTTTTCCTAAAGCATCCGCAAGATACTAAAGAACAGATCTTTTCGGCTGCAACAGGTAAATCTGACGATATGCAATTTGCGATGGATAAAGCATTACATGATGCCAAAGTCACTCTTGGTGACAAGTTAGGTGGCAAAATCGGTGCTGAAATGAAAAGGTTTATTGCTGACAACGGAGCAGGTGGAATGGGCACTAGTGTTCAAGAAACTGAACTGGTATCAAAAGCAGGATTTAAGTCTGTAGATGTATCAGGATTTGTGGTTGAGAATAAGGCAGTGTTTAAAGAGGGTGGGCATTTTCGTGCTTTCGTTCTAGTTAGTCTTAAAACTGACGATCGTGATTTTATAGCACCAAAGGTTAATACCTTTTCTGCTGAAGACCATGATAAAGCACAAGCTGCGTTTGAAAGACTTAAATAACCTTAAAATAAAGGTGGTTATTCTTCCACCTTTTTCCTGCAATTAGAGTATAATATAAGTATAGATTGAGTTAATAGGAGTGTGTTGTGGTAAAAATTAATGGTAAATTATATAAAGATGCGAAAATAAGGACTCATTATACGAAAGGTGTTCCTCAGTATAAGATGTATTTCTTTGACTTTGGCAAAATGGGTGGTACTGGTTTTAATGGTTATAGTTTTACTAATAGGAAAAAAGTTCCGTTAAGTGCTTTGCGTAAAGCAGCCGATTTTGTGTTTAATTTGTAAGGAGAATATTATGAATAATAAAAGTATTAATAAAGCAATTAAAAAGGTTAAAGCAGAAAAGAAAGTTAGTCAAAAAGATAAAGACTTTCTAGTTGCGTGGTTGAAGCAAGGACTTGATGGTCCTGACCAATTGCTTAAAGAAGAAATTTTATTAAATAATTAAGGATGGTATATTATGAAAGTAAGTGAAATGAAAAAAGAAATGGTGTATGTATTGAAAGAGTCTGTTGCGACAGTAACCTTTATAAAGAAAGATGGTACTGAACGTGTTATGCAAGCAACGTTACAAACGGAATTGCTTCCAATACAAAAACCTAAACCAGAAGGATTTGTTGCAAAGAAACCAAACGATGAAGTCGTTGCTGTGTTTGATACTGAAGCAAACGGTTTTCGTTCGTTTCGTATTGACAGTGTGATAAGTTTTTTCTCAAACAAAGTTGCGATGCCTGATGTAAGAGGTCTTATCAATGGTTAGCGTTGGTGAGTTTTTATATGAAGTCGTTACACGAGGTGATACTAGGTTTTTCCTTCGTAACGATATGGTTGGCAACGTTGATGTTGAAAAGGACACTGACGAAGTCTTAACAGAAATGTCTGACTTCGTGATGGAGTTTAAAAAATGCCGTGACTGTTCTGCAATTGGTGAATGGTTTGTGAATAAAGGAGGAAAGGATGAGTTATAAACTAATTAGAAAAGAACATACTGTCACAACTGTGTGGTATGAAACTGAAATTGAATTGTCTGAACAAGACATTGACCAAATCGAAAACCTTTATGATAATGATATCAGTGCATTTTTAGATAATAAAGCAACGATAAACGAAGACGATGCTTATTATGGTGGTGAGGTAGTTAAGGAAAAGGACTACGGTTCTGAAATTGAATGGTTGATTGAGGAGAGATGATGAAAAGGGAAGGAATTAAATTATTAGCAGGTTTATTTTTAATACTAATGGGATTTGTTCCAGAAGTAATAAACTTTGCAAGTGTGTTTGCTATATCAGTTGGACTGATGGCAATTTGGATATCTGTTAAACATATTGCGGAGTGATTATGGAAATGATACTTAAAATTTTAATAGGATCCTCACTAATATTTTTTGGGTGGACTTCTATGGATTTGTTAGACAATACTGCTATGCAATTATTTCAAGCATGGTTAATTATTGTTGGTTTTGTTTGTATCGTAATGCCATTCCCGAAGGAGGAAAAATGAATTATATTGTAGATAGTAATTTTTATGATGGGTTTCAAGAAGAATGCATGGACTATGGTCCATCGTTTAAAGGTATGCCAATGTGGACTCAGTTCGGTAAGATTGAAGACTCTCAAACATTAGAGGGTGTAATCAAACCAAAGAAACTTAAAAAGGTGATGACAGTTACTACTGATGACAATAAGAAGTTTATTCTGTCTGCTAGAGAAGTCAAAACTATTAAGGAGATTATCTTAGCATTTCCTACGCAAGTTCGTAGTGATGTGTTTAAAGAAATTCAAAACTCCAAAGGCTTGACTTCTGTGGTAAAGTGGAGTAAAATAGATAGTGTAAGTGATAATGTTTTAATAGAAATTTGGAAGGAGATGAATGCAAGATAAGGTAATTATAACAGATGCTGATGGTGTATTAGTCGATTGGTTTCATTCGTTCAGTCGGTGGATGACTAAACGTGGTTATAGAATAATGGAACCTGATGCATATCAAATTGATAAGGTGTATGGTATTATTCGTGACCAAGGTAAGAGATTGGTAAGAGAGTTTAATGAGAGTGCTGATATTGCATTCTTAACACCACATCTTGATGCTATTAAGTACGTTAAGAAACTACACGAAGAACATGGTTATGTGTTCCACGTTGTTACTTCTCAGTCTGATAATATTAATGCCCAGAATCTAAGGATTCAAAACCTTAAGAACTTATTTGGTGAAACGGTGTTTGAGGAATTCACTATTTTGGATACTGGTGCTGATAAAGATGAAGCATTGTTAAAGTATAAAGATACTGGGTGTTGGTGGGTTGAAGATAAACCTGAGAATGCTGAGGTTGGTGTAGAACTTGGACTAGAGGGTATTCTGATGGAACATAATCACAATAAGGATTATCTACATGCTGATATCAAAACTGCCAAGAATTGGAAAGAAGTGTATGATATCATTACTGGTGGATAATGCAGAAGTATAAAATATCGATGGTGTGGAAAGGTGGATTTAAAAGTTCTCATTATCACCATGGTAGTGAGAAGTCAATAAA